GAGCAGAAGTAGGCGGCTTTTTAATAACCATTAACTCTTCAGCTGTTATACCATCAACATTATAAAAAGGATTAGGATAGTTTTGTAATATATTAATAACTCTTGGAGGGTTGAAGTTATCTGTAAAAAACAACAAGTCATCTACCAAGTCAACAGCTGTAATTAAATGTGTTGCGTTAAAGTTTAGAGTTGTGCTTCCGCCAGAACCATCATTAATGCTAATAACATGATAAGTTAAATTTTCTGTGGTAGGATTAAAAGAAACAATTAAATCTATTTTACCCGTAGGTCCAACAAGAAATGCTGGATCGTGAACAAACCAGTATATTCTATTATTCTGTCCATCTTCATATACGCCTAAACATCTAGCTTGACTGCTTAATAATTGAGCTCCTGATATTGATCCTGTTTCCTCATACTGAAGCGAGGTCATCTTGGTGTTACCCTTAGAGTTTTCTACTGAACCAATCTCAGACCCTTCAGTTGATCCTAGTCTTACATTTAATGCGTCCTCATATTCGCCGTTTGGTATAAGCCTTTCGTCAAGAGACTTATTCATTCTCCCTGCGATAAAATTTCTCTGAATATTTGCCATTCTATTTAAGCCACTTGTTTTGTCCTCTCATGCTCATTAAAAGTCTTCCTGGATGAATATCACTTATTCTAATCTTTGCATTTCTCAATAAAGAACTTTTATCTTTTCTAGCTCTGTTTATTATATACTCTTGTACACCAAATTTATTATTTAATATTTCATATTTAATATAAGCATATAAATAATCTTCAAATAATTTATTTACACTTACTAGCGAATCATTACCATTTTCCATGCCATCACAAACATACTCTAATACACACTGCTGATTAGCCATCGTAGAGTCAAAATTAATAACACCTGCCTTCTTATCTATTCTAAAGGTAGGATTAGCGTTAGCAGTTTCAGTGTTTAGACCATATCTAGCTCCAATATTATAATCTCTCCATGTGTCGGGATTATCTGGTGAGACATTTGACCCATCATTAGAATTGTTTTGATTTAGGTATATGCTTTGTTGTGATCCATTAACTCTTTCAGTGTCTAATGTTGATCCTGCGGTCTGAATTGTTCCGTCTGCATTAAAGCTTAGAGTACCCGTTGCGCTCTGCAAATACGATGCAGCTGAGTTTACTTGTATGTTCTCAGTAAGTGGTCTTAAAAGGCCGTTCTTGTACAAAGAAATTCTTACCCAGTTTACGTAATCAGAGGGTAGAGTAAAGGTAAGAGTATCAAATACCTTTAACTCTAACGCTTTTATTTCTTTAAAGGCATCATAGTTGAGTTCTTGTATACCACGTTTAGTGTGAAATAAAATCTTATACCTTTCCTCGTTGTTTACTAATGAGTGATTTCCATCATACATTAATAGAAAATTATTAACTATATCAGTTAATGGAACATACTGAAAAGAACCCCAATTAGCATTAGAAGGAGCTGCTCCAGCATTGTCGTAATATTGATATTCAGATAAGTATGCCATTAGTTTTCTTTTTGTTCTTCCATTTGTTCTTGCTCTGCACCAAACTGCGCCTCTTGTATATCTCTAATTGACATACCAGCATACTGTAGTATTTTAAATACAAGTGATGTTTCATCATCAGGAGATAATTCAAAATCTTGAAAGTCTGCATTACTCTGATTAAACGCAGGGTCTCCATTAGCTACATTTAAATAAGTCCAGTTTGGTTCTTTTGGGTAACGTATGTATTGAGCTTGTACATCTGTCGGTCCATTAAACTGAGCAGGAAATATTGTTATAAAAGAACTCTGTAAGCTATAAGCAGGATACTCTAAGGTAGGTGATGTTAAGTTAGAAAGATTTAACATAGTAATTTTACTATTAGAAACTTTTTCTGCTTCTCCCTGGTAAACACCACCGCTAGAACACAAAACTTTATTTATTAAATAATAGTCGTCACTTGTAGTGGTTTGAGAAGGTAAAAAATATTGATTTAATAAATTTTGAGTTAGCGTTTTTGTTTCTGAAAACATATCGATAACCTCTTCGTAACCTTTAGTGATATTGGCATACCCCGTGCCCGAAAGCCGAGCATTTTCTTTATTTATTAATTGATTGTATTGATAGAAATAATCATCGAATATATCTAGCTGCGCTTGTTTAGCAAACAAATTAAAATCTTGCGGTGAAATATACCCGTAATTATTTTTATTAAGGATTGCCAAAACTGTATTTCGTACAGAATTTATCATTGTTATTCTTTTACACAAAGATAAGCAAAAAAAAAAGAGGTCAATTTTTGTTGACCTCTCCTTAAATAAAGTGTTGTTAGTATAATTATGCGTTAACAATACTTGTAACTGCTTTTGGAAGCGCTACATCATAATAGGGATTCGTCCAAGAGGTAGTTAAAGAATTTTCAACTGCATTTTTAATAGCATCATAAACATCATGCGCAACCTGAGCTGCAGTAGTTATTGTAGTTGTAGTTCCATCAACATAATCGACAGTCACAGTAGTTGCTGTCGCAGTAGCTGTTCCAATGTTTTTAATACCATTTACACTGATCAATTGGCCTGTAATTGGCGCGTTTGATACATAAAGAAATTTAGTCATCTTTCAAAAAATTTATGTTTTATATGAGAATATTCTCATCACAAATATACTAAAATTAAAAACACACTATTTACATACTCTTTATCAAGCCTGATAAGTGTTTCAGCACTTCTATACCTTCATCATTCTCAAAAAATGATGCTACCATGTGTGTAGGTTCTTCACCATAAGGTACATTAAGCATCTTCTTTTTATTAGAAGGAGTATTAAACCAAACTTCTTTTTCCTTATTTCTCATTTGCAATAAGTTTTTATCAAAGAAACTTTGAATAGTTGCATTCATTTTAAGCATAGGATCTTGTAACAATAACAAGAAATCTTTTGGTTGATTCTTAGCGAATACCAATATGTCTCTTCTTAATTCAGAAGTTGTAATTTTAGTAACATCAACTTGAAACAATACACGTCCTACATTTTCTACTTGATCAACCGTAAGCTGACGTGCTTCTATTAAAGCATCAACCTCATCGTTTAATTCTTGTACGATTTCAGCGGCTTCCTTTGCTTTATCTACTAACACATATACCCGCCCTTTGCCAGGGTGAAAGTCTAAAAATTTTTGTAGTACTTGATTTTCTTTTCCTACGGTTAAAAAACCGTTTTCAAATACAATAGGCTCTAGAATTGCATTATTATCTTGCTCCTCCTGAAAGGGAGAGTTCTGATTTCTAGCATATCGTAAAGCTTTATTAGTTCCTGTCTCTTCATCAAACCATAACAATGGAAATCTTTGAGTGTGTCGTGATGCTAAGATTAAGGAAAGTGGCGCAGTTTCGCGCGTAAGTTTGTAGATCTTGTCTACATATTTTGAAGTAGTTTTCATTTGATTAGATTTAAAATTTATAACAATAAAAAAGGGGGCGATTAAACCCCCTTATTAATTTACCCTATTACTCTTGGAAGATAAAGAAGTTGTTAGCACCTAAAGTACAAACAGCTCTCTCTGACAAGAAGTTTACTTGCATGTTATCCACATCACTAGTAGCTGCACCACCGGCTGAACCAGTAATCCAAGTTTTGTAACGACGATCTTCTGTTTCAGAAGCTCTGTAACGTACATGTAAGAAAGGACGTTTAGCATTTTTACCAAGTATTTGGTCATAAACACTAGTTGATCCAGCTGGTACAAGTAGTCCGTTTACACGTCCTGATCCTGCTCCTGTTGGAAGTCCACCTCTCATTGTTGGGTCATTTAAGTATTTCCAGTCACTCTTATAGAAGTCATAACCTCTACGGAATCCTGTAAATCCTAAGTTTAACGCCATCTCTTGATCATTGTCAAAAAGACCATATGAAGTACCACCTGCTCCGTAAGAGTTTTGTGCTGCTAACATATCATCGATATCAAAAGCAAACTGACGATCAACGAATAATACGTTTTCTTCAATTGCCCCTTGCTTGTCAAGACGACTAATTACATTGTCAAAGTCAGCTAATACTGTTGGGTTTCCACCGTCCCAGATATTACCTCTTTGTTGTACACTGTAAAAAATACCATCAGAACCAGCTCCTGGATCAGCAGCACCGGCGGCGCTACCAAGAATAGCAGCAGCTCCTGAGTTAGTCTCAGCAGGTACAGCTTCAATCATTGCTGTCTCTAAGAAATCATCAAAACGTAGTCTTGTTTCATGCTCAGACTTAAGATACCATAAGTATCCACTTGCTCCGTCTTCAGTTGTAATTTCAATCCATCCAATCTGAGCCATGTCAGATCCAGATACGTTATAAGTATCTTTAATGATAATAGGCTTATTTTCAAAGATGAAGTCATTTGATTCAAGAGAACCTTGCATTCCTGCTGTTCCTTTTCTAAATTCAGATCCGTAGATAAATACAGTAACATCTGCATTGGTTACTAATGTTCCTCCAGTAAATCCAGCTGCTTCATAAAAGTCAGCTGTAAACCGTCCTCTACCACCACCAGCATTGTCAACTGCGCTAACAACCGCTTTGTTTGATCCCGACCCGTCATTTTTTACAACAACAAGAGTTTGACCAACTCTAATTACTTGAGCTGCTGCTGTTGGATCTAGTACGTCATTTACTTGAAAGATAACTTGATCTGCTGCTGCTGCTGCTGCACAACCTACTTGAGTATATTTAGTGTGTAATCTACCTTGCTCTGCCCATTTGATAAGGTCAGAGTTAGTAGGCATCTCAGCACCTACCATACGTAGGAATGAAGAGATTGTTCTGTTACCATAATGCTCGAATTCTTTTTCGTAAGTGTCTGGT